CAACCATGGCGAGAGCGATTTTCTTAAATGAACTCATTTAATATATCTCCTTGTTATTTTGTTAAATTAAGTTAAACTTATCAAGGTAGTCCTTGACATCATCAGGCATTTCCTGACTACTATATTCTACCATACCGTCATTTTTCTTGTCAATTCGAGATGAGGACCACGTATGGACATCTATCTCTAGACTCTGCTCCTTGGGAGTATGGGATATGGCACCAAAAACAGCACCGCATACTGCATCTGCTAAGTCTTTGGATTTTTTTCTTGGGTGATCCACTCTATTATTATTCATGATTTTGAGTTCTGACATTTCTTCTAATAAAAGTGGAATCATTGGCATTGCGATTCTTTCTTCATATATCATCATTGCCAAATCTTCATAGTGTTTTTTAGCAACAGAAACAGTATCAGTTCTCATTCCTACCGCTTTAAGTTCCTGCTGAATATCAAATGATTGCCAACGGTCAAATGAAACCGTGCCAATATTAAATCCCTCTCTGCGAAGATTAATAATCCAGTTTTTAACCTCAGATAGATTTACTGGACCTTCTATTTTAGGCTCCCACCAAGCAACAGCATCTACAATTACTATTGGCGCAACCTGTTCGTAATCTTTAATTACCTGAATATTAACCCAGCGTTCAACATGTGCAATTGCAACAGCACACTTGTCATGCTTTTGTGCAAGGTCAGCATGGATATAATAAACTTTATCTGGATCTGGCTTAAAACCAACATCAAATCTCCTGTGATTATCAATAGGATTTCTTAGTGTCATACATTTTTCTAATTTATCTTTTTGTTTAAAGAAAGCATCTGATGAATGAGTTGGGGTACATAAGAAGCGCATCATTGCATCACCTATATCAGTAAGAAATGCAATCTTAAAATCATCTATCTTACGAGTAGGATTTACTTCCCAAGTAGGTCTTTTTAGGGCGAACATTCTAGGATATTTATATGATTTAATATGATCTTCTTCCCATACTATTTCAAACTCATTATCTGGTCCTTCTGGCAATTCTTCATTTATAATAAACTTATGTCTACGCTCTATTACATCTTTATCCATGATTACATCTTCATACCGTTTTGAAATAAAGTCGCCTTGATATCGAGGGAATGAAAGAAGAACTACCTTGCCAAGATCTGGGAAACGAGAGTCTACAGTACCACGGAATGCTTTATAGATATTGTCAGCAGTCTTACCCTGATCATTTCCAGTACCAACCTCTGTAGCAAAACCAGAAATCTCATCAAGTACGGCCATAAACAAGTTAAGACCCTCATGAGATTCACGCTCAGAGTGACCAGAATAGACAGTAATAGACTTATCAAATCCAATAGAGTTTACTTTTGGATCATACTTTCCAGCAAACCATGGGGACTTCTCAATCTTTGTTTTAAAACCCTTAAAGAAAACATTCTTAGCCTGTTCAGCGTTAATAGCAACGTTGATGATATCTATTGCATCTCCACTTGGCTTTCCGAAATATCTTGCTGGATCTTTAAGACATAATAACTTATAAACAACGTAAGCACAAGCCACAGTAGAAACAAAGTCTTTGCCACTACCTTTGCCAAGTTGAAGAATGATTTCGTTTTTTGTATATTTTGCATAGTGTTGTGCGCCTGCCTCTCTTCCCATTAAATCTTCTAAATCTTCTTTTCTATAAATCTGGCTCATAGCCTCAACAATGTCATACTGAATAACAGACAATGGTGGCTGTCCTAAATAATCTGGGGACTCAACAAATGTTTTTACATCTACTGGGTTTTCTTCAAAATGATTATCCTTTAGTGCTTCTAGAAAATCATTGAACATCATGGACAATAGTTATTACCTCGCCTTCTTTTGCAATAACTGAAAGTCTTTGCATAATTAAGTCACGAACTTCTGGATGTGTAGAAGCAATGTCACGAAGAATGCCAACAAGAATTTCCTGCCTTCTTTCAATTTCAACCATCTCTTCAGCAAGTTCCTTATTCTCTAATAGACCAGCCTTCTGTAGCATATCAATGCGACGTGCCTCTATATCCATGACTAGTTTAATTGCTGCTGTTTTAGCAGTTAAGTTTGCAGAAGTAGTTGCATCTTCGATAACCTCATATGCTTGTTTGATTAGTTTTGTGTAGTGTGCATCTGCTCCAACCAAAGCATCTTTTGCACGAGCACGAATAGCATCATTAGCAGAAGCCATAGCCTTCCACTCGTTAAGATGAGCAACGACACGAGTTCGTGGCATATTTAATGTTTTAGAAATTTTAGTTGCATCATTACCCTTTAGGTATTCTTCAACAACCCTATTTACCTCATCAAGATGATTAACAAGATCTATTTCAGTATTGGACATATTTACCCTCTAACCTATTGATCTCATCTTTAATGTAAAAAATAGCCTTCTGTAAATCTTCTATCTGCTTCTTATCGTCTTTTATTCCTGCTCTCCACAAATATTTAAAAGCATTACCAATATTAAAATTTCTATGTCGAGTAATTTGAATACACTCAATACCAGATGGGTCTGATGTATAGTGTGTAGGATGATTTACCTGATCTACTGTAATATTAAACTTGTCTGTCATCTCTTACTCTTTCTTAATCCAAATTTTGCAAGGTACACATAGATTGTTTCTATGCTTGCCCCGCATTCTTTTGCTATATCTTGTGGAGACTTTTTATCAATAAGATATCTCTTACGAAGCCAAGCCTCTGATGTATATAGTTTAGCAGGCATACCCATTATTGTCAAACCGCCTTTTCCCAATTATTGACTGCCCAATGCCCAATACCTGCAGCATCTGCTACATCATAATCTTCTATTGTTTTTTCATATGCTATTTCTAATAATTTTATTGTTCTTTTCTTTCTAAAATCACGTTCATACGTTTTATACCAAGATATAGACTTACCAGGATTAAGAGATCTTATCTGTAGTTGCTCTTCCTTAGTCAGTTTTTTATTACCTAAGTAGTTCTGCCATGTTATTGGAGATACTTTTCCTATTAACTTAATACCAGCCAACCCAGCACCACCAATGATACCTCCTTGAACCAGAGCAAGATCTGCTGCAGTTTTGGGAGAATTCATAAAAACAGTATGCTCAATAACGATAGCATCGATAAGATTAAACTGTCTGAATAGCGCTCTTGTTTTTTGAGTAGCATCTTGTACCTTTTCATAAATGCTATTACCTTCAAACAAAATCTTTCCATAAGTATTTATACTTTTATAAGAATAAATACAAAATGCTAGGCTATTAGTGCTGGCATCTATTGCACAAATATTACTTGGTGTCGTTTTTATATTCATGCATTAACATCCTTATTTCTTTAATTTTTTTATCTACTTGCTTTGAGTTTATAGAACAAGAGTTACACATACTATCATCATTATAAATTGATAATTTTATGCCACAGCCACCAGCACACATCCTTACCTTATCTTTTCTTTTTTGTCTTCTCAAGACCCTATGACGCTCTAAAATTTTTTCTTTTGTAGCCTCATCACGGCATTGAGCAGAACAGTATATTTGATAGGATACTGTTGGCTTAAAGTTATTTTCACACCAACTACATAACTTCACTCAAATCCTCCAGAGGCTCAATCTTAATAGACCCAACCTCTGCTGTTGCACATGCTTTTTGAAGCGGACAGTTTTTACAAATTCTTGAATTTGCTCTGTAATTTTTTCTAGGAAGGGTTTTATCCTCCCATGCTTGTCTTACAGTGTTTAACCATCCAAATGCATACTCTACCCAGTTTTTGTAAACATCATTAATCTCTATAACGAAGGCATGTAACTCATGGCTATTTTTATTTTCATATAGCATGATACCCTTTGCCTTCTTAAGTATCTTCATATAAATAAGTAACTGAATAACATGGCCCTTTTTAGGCTTACCAGCAGTTTTAAAATACTGATAAGCATCGTTTGGCATTGTCTTGATTTCAGTAACTAATTCTTCGTCATTCCAATTAAGGATTGCATCTCCCCAACCAAAGATTGGTGGCTTTGCATTTGTAACCTTAAATTCTGTAGTTGGCTTTCCTTCATCATCTAGGAACTCTTTAGCAATACCAGCATCAAGCATAGCCTGCTGAATTCTGTCATGTGACATTGATCCAGAAGTCATATTGGCTGCACCATAGGCATCTGTATTATCTTCAAAGGTATTTCCTTCAAAGGCTAAATACCAATATCTAGCACATTCTCCATGGCCATATGCAATTGTTGATGGTGCAAATGTTTTCTTTTGTTGATGCTTGGCTACTCTTTTTACTGTATAGCCTTCTTCTATCTTGCTTATTAAAGCCTCTGTATCAACTGATGATACTTTATCTTCTGGCTTTAACATTATCTGTTTAAGCAAATTTTTTGTCATTATCTACTCTTTCGTTTTATCAATTATACCATCTACTTCATAATGTACTTGAGAGCAGATACAAGATTATTAATAGCCTCTGCTGCTGTATAGTAAATATTTTTCTTGCCTCGATCAGACTTATCCACATTAGTCATCCATGTTGCTCTAAACGCCATCTTGGCAGCAATAGCCTGTAGCCTTACAATTTCAATACTAGCCACACTCATAGGGATATCTGGCTTAATGATTAATTTAGCAATAAATGTCAGAGCAAGTGTGAGTTCTTCATCATTCATATACTCTGCTATTTCAGACAAACCATTTACCATATCTAGGGTTGTTTGCTTTTGTTCTTCCATTACTGTTCTCCTAATATCTGTTCTAGTAGTTCTAGTTCTATTATTGCAAGTCTTGTTTTTGATCCACCCTCGCCTATTACGACGATTATGGCTGGATCATTATTATTCCTTATAGCATCAGTAGTAGCCTTAGCCCATACATCTTTATTCAAGGTAAAAGACTTACCAACCTCTTTAAAGTCAACAGTAAAATTTTGCCATGTAGCATCACCCTTCTTAGTATTTCTACCAGAATTTTTGTGCTGCTTAGCACCTATTCTTTTACTCTCGCTCTTCTCGCTCATAGTCCTTCTTTGTTTTTTTCTTTGGTAATAAACACACCTTTGATATATGTTTTTTAGAACACTGCCAAGTTACATCAGCAGTATCTTTCCATAATCTAGCCTTATGAACTAATTCATTACATTTTTGACAATTAAATTTTCCAGAATAAACTGAAAATGGTCTATCAGACATTGTTTACCTTTTGCACTAAAGATTCTTGTAGATCTAAGTCTTCCTTAACTCTGTTAATGAATCCTTCTCTACCCTGGACTTTCGTTCCATCTTCTAGTTGATACCAAGCACCAGTTCTATTTACTAATCCTACTAGTTCAGCCGTATCAACGAGATCGCCAACGCTATCAATACCCACAGGATCTCCCCTGAAATAAAAGTCATACTCACCAGACTGAAAAGCAGGAGAAGTTTTCGAAAATTGAAGTTCCCATCTAACTTTTCTTCCAATCTTCTCTTCAATAAGTTTATCTCCGACCGCAATCTTGCCCTTGATAGCCTGATTGTCCGATTCTGACGAAAAAAGTTTAATGACTGTTGAAGAATAGAATTTAGTAGCCTGACCACCAGTAGGCTGCTGACTAGTATACATAGCATTAATATTATTACGAGACTGACTAATAAGGACAAGCAGAGTAGGCTTAACTTTATTATTAGCGTAATTAAGCATTTTCCATGCGTTACTAAAG